TCTTCCCTTACCACATCAAAATGCGGAAACTTCTCCACATTACTTCTTACTCTTTCAATTTCACCCATTAAGCGTTGATTTTCCTCTTGGGCAAATCGACCTTTAATGCTTGAAACTTCCTGATTTACCATATTTAATTGATTCATCAGTTGTTGCGTATATGGGTCAAGTTGTGTTACTTGTCCATTTCCGTTTAATTGTATACCATAATCTGCTGCAAGTTTCTGAAATACTTGGACTTTTTGGTCATAGCCAGCATTAGATAAGATTTGTTCTGCACGGACTAGGTTTTCAATATATTGCGTAGGTTGAATACCTCTGCGTTGCAAGTCTTGGGCATAAGGCGCAATAGCGTTTTCATAGGATTTAGCTCTATCAGCTTCAGCTTTATAAGTGCTTACGCCTTTCTTGTATTCAGACTCACGCTGGTTAGCATATTCGGCAAACTTAACAAAATCTTCTTTGTCGATTTGTTCACCCTTCTCCATTTTGTCCCAAATATTGACATATTCTTTCTTCCAGGTAGATGGGCGAGAAATCTTTACTTCTTCCTCCTGTGCTTCATCCTTAGACGCAAATTCAAGTTCTTCAGCATCTTTGGTAGATTCTTCGTTACCCTCATTTCTATCTTCCACCTTAGCGGATTCATCGGCAATATCATCTTCAGATGTATCAATTTCTTTCTCGATTGGTGTTTCAAGAGTACCCTCCTCTGCTGCGTCTAATGCTGCTTCCAATGCTTCTCTGCGGTCTAAGTCTGCCATGATTTTTCCTAGTATTTAAGTTTTTCGTAAGCCAATTCAGCAATTTGGCGTTTTCGTGCTTCCATAGACTTTTTGCTGAGTTCTGGTGGTTTTTGTTGCATAGGTACATCGTTACCAATTTCAATACAATGATTGCGTTTTAGGTTTTCTCTATGCTTTGACCGGCTATCAATCCAGCTACCATCAGCCATAGAAATATGCCCTTCAATGTCAGAAATCACCGTAGGGGCTTCTTTTGGGGTCATTTCTAACTTTTGTTTCCAAGCCTTTTCAGCTTCTTCGCCTTCAAATGGAAAATTCCAATAAGCAAGGTATTTTTCCCTATCATCGTACTGTTTAGGGTCATATTCTTCGTGGTCTACCTTACAATGTGCGCAAGTTACTTGGACTTTTACTAAAGCCATTACATTCTCCTCAAAAGGTCTGGTACTTGGTTATATTCTTCTTGACGCAATGCAATAACAGAGTCATACCATTTGGTATTTTTCCATCTCCAACAGATATATTCGTCTTTAGGCAGTAATACAATCGTTTTAACGCCTAATGCGCCTGCAAGGTGAGCTGTGCCTGTATCGACTGTCACAATGCCCCTCATAGCCTTCATATGGCTTGCTGTGACTGCCCAATCGGTTTTCCAACCATCATCAGGAAGTGGGTGAAAAAAGCCGTCATGCTCCGGTGATAGCGAATAGCAGTTATCGCCTACTAAGCTATACATTTGATGGTCAGGAATAGACTTAATATGAAATAGAATGTTGCGACTTGCGCCCCAATTTACCCCTATTTTCGGCTCAATATTTGAAGGTTTTGCATACATATAACCTTCAGAGCCAACTATTTTCTTAGAATTTATAGGGAATAATGACTTAGCATAAGGTGTAGCGCATGAAATATAGTAAGGAAGGCTCATATTGCCTATCCAATAGTCACATTCGACCACATCAGGACATTCAGGCTGATTTGTTAGTACATCAATACATTCAAATTGCCCTAAAACCCTTAATAGTGAGCCATGCGTTAGCAATACGACCTTTTTAGCGCCCATAACCTTTAAAAATGGAAGAAACCTGGCAAACATAAAAATATCGCCAAATCCCTGCTCCATCTGAATAACAATAGTCTTGTCTAAAAGACTTTCCCCACGCCATACTGTAGGGCCTTGGGGTTTTTGAGTATAAGGAGTGACTTGATTAGCAAGGACTTCATCGTGCCAACGATATTCAAATAACCTAAAGCCAGCGTCATAGCGCCCAGCGTGTAGGTGCTCGTAAGACTCTTTGTACTTTGCGTGTGGGTTTACAAGATTATAGCTAATAGGGCCTCTTCATCGTCTAACTCTGCTTGTCGCTTACTTTCTAAGATTGCTAACTCTTGCTCTAATCTAAGTTTTGCACTTCTTATTAATACAGCGTTATGCAGGTCTTGTTGTTGTTTAACAAGGTTAGCGATGTATCGGTCAATATTTGCTAGGTTTGACGGTATATCAACGCTAACTTCTTGTTTTGATTCTACTTTATTTTTCTTGCGTTTGCTTGGTTTTGGGTCAACCAAATCAGCAATAGTCTTTTTACGGCTTATTGCGTCAGCTTTTAAGGCTTCAATACGCTTTTCTTCAGCAATTCTTAATTTCTTTTTTAATGCTTTTTGGCGTTTCTTTTCTTCAGGTGTCCAGCCCCCACTATCATCCCCGCCTACAGGATGAAATAGTATTTGAAATGCGTCAACTTGAAACGCACTTTTTTGGAAAGCTGTTTGAAACATTAGACTACTGGGTCAATAACTGGGTTTACAACAGGGTCAATAATCGGTGGGTCAATGATTGGGTCAACCACAGGCTCTACTGACCACGGAAGTGGAGGATTCACAACAGACGGGGTATATTGCGCTGTAATCCAAGCTGTAATCTTGTCGGTGTATTCTGCCCACATCCAACTTGGGGTATAGGTTTGTACCCATCCCATGACTTGCTCTAGAGTTAAGTCGGCATAGGGTGTAGCGGACTGTGGGTCGCTAGTAGGTACATCGGTTGAGCCTTGCATCGCTGTTGAGAATTTTCCATCATCTCCGAGGTAATTCCAATAAACCCTAAAAACATATAAAGGGACTTCCTGATAAACAGGGTAGGCTTCCATGCCTGTGATTGTGGTGGTGAATGTAATAGTCATTATTTATCCTACTTTCCAGTTTACAGAATCGCTATATACAGGGGTCGCTACCGCCCCGCCTGTTACTACTGTTGCGCCAAATACAGGTGCTAGAGCATCTGTTACAAAAGCCCTTGCGCCTACTCCGCTTGTTGATGCAGAAGGTAAAGTAGCTACTGTGTAGTTTGTTCCTACAATGACACCAAAAGTCTTTGTCAGCGTTGTAGAGCTATTACCTATTACTGTAGTGTTAGAGCCTAGTCCGACTGCGTTGTAACCAATAGCAATTTCGTTGGTGTTTGTGGCGGCAGAACCTTTAGAGTCTGAACCTATATAAATAAGTTGACTGCCTGTAGTTGTTGCAGTACCAGTAAAACCACAACGATTACCAATAAATACATTGTTATTACCAGTTGTGGCAGAAAGCCCTGCATAAGTCCCTGCAAAAACATTGTTACTGCCAGTCGTGTTAGTATACCCAGCGTTATAACCTATCGCCATATTTTCTGCACTACTTTGTAATGAAGATACTGGAACGCTAAAGCCACTACCTGTACCACCAATACTTGCAGATGGGGCAGTTAATACTGTAGTGGTATCTCTAAATCCAACACCTTTAGCGGTAAGAGTAACTGTAGTAACTACTCCACCAGCGACTACGATTGTGGCAGTAGGATAAGTTACTGCACTTGAACCACTACTATATGTCATTACAACACCAGTATAAGTTCCGTTAGTGTAACCAGTACCGCCTGTTACTGTGCCAAGTGTATTTACATTTGTGGTACTTCTAGCTAATGCCGAACCACCTATTGCCGTTAAAGTGCTTGCAATAGTATTGTCTTGAAGTGCAAATACGCCAATCCCTATATTGTTACTGCCTGTTGTATTATTATTTAATGAAGAGTATCCAATACTAATATTGTTATTGCCTGTTGTATTATTTACTAATGTTGAAGTTCCAATTCCACTATTACTGCTGCCTGTTGTATTGCTTTGTAATGAACTTGACCCCAAGCCAAGATTAGAACCACCTGAAGTTAAGGAATTAAGAGAAAAATAGCCACATGCAACATTATTAGCGCCTGTAGCCGTAGCATTTATAGCACCGTTACCTACAGCCGTATTCGTGCTTACATTTCCACCACCCCTACCCACCCTAACACTATTAACAAACAAGTCTTGACCAATCGCTAATGTCCTAGCACTTCCTGTACCAGCGTTTTGAGTAGATATTGTTGCTGTATTAGCAGTTGTACTCCAATCAATACTTAATCTCTCATAGTTACTAGCATCGGTATAGGTGTTGTAAAGTCTAAATGTCTGTGCGTTAGTAGAGTTGCGTTGGGCTAGTGTGTTGGCGGAGTCACGATAAAGGGTTAAGTCTGGCGTTCCCGCTGGGTCTGTATTTGTTGAAAACGCAAATCTACCTGTACTTGGTAATTCAATTTCACCGCCTGCATTATAGTTAAAGGTAATGTAATTAGTTCCACCTGCCGTTACTGCAATAGCTTGTCCTGCTGGTCTCCAAAAACCTGTATTACTTTTATTTCCAAAACTGTAAGAAGGTAAAGAAACAGACCCATCAGCACCCAACACCTGACCACTAGGCACACTAATATTATTAGTAGTAGTAATTGCTGCTGTAGTAGTGGGAGTGTATGCGGAGGCTACTGTGCCTAGTTCTAGTTGTGGATGCCAAACTTGAAAAGTACCGCCAGAATCACTTGGAACTGTTATAAGTGGATACCAGTTTGATGATGAAGATATTGCTCTTGTAAAAGTAAATAATTGCCAAGTTGTTGTGGCTGTAAATTGAGAACTATTTACTTGTCCATCAATACCATTATAAGCAGCCATGTGAAATGTTGCAGTTCCACTAGACACTTTTATCCATGTTGACATGGTATATGTACCTACTCCAGCGGATGACACTATTTGATAAATTGCTGAACTATTTGAGCTTGTTAATACCGCAGTTGAAGCAGTATTTGTTCCGTCTGGTGCTGTTGTATTATTGGGTGTTAATGTTGCGCTAACTTGCGTATTCCACCCACTTGCAAAACCACTTTGTAATAATAAATTATTCCCACCCTGTAAGTTCAAGCTCTTATCAGTTACTACACCATTAAAAGTAGATTGTCCTGTTACTTGTAGGACACCAGTGCCTTGGTCGTAGGATTGGTTTAGTAGGGTGTTTCCTGTAACATTTACAGCACCAGCAAAAGTAGCCTTTGAATCTTGGTCAATCGTTAAAGCCGTAACTTGAGTAGTCGTTGTATTTGGCGTGACTTTTACTACTGCTTTTGCGCCCCTAGCTGTAGCACCCCAATTTTCTGTAGCTACGCCTTCTAAAGAAGATTGTGGATAAGAATCTGATGAAGTTGTACCATATCCTGCAAGTTCAAACTTACCTAGACTATCACCGCTTAAAGGTGCTTGAGGTGCGGCAACACTACCCCTAAACTTACTGACACGAATAGACGAGCTGTTGGCATCACTAGAATAACCTCTCATAGCAATACGAGAAGTTGAGCTGTTATCTCCGACTGCTCTAATTTTAATAGTCGGTACAGTAGTGGTATTAACACCAAGATTTGCAATATTAACTAAAGTCTTAGCGTTTAAGTCGACTGCGCCTGTAGCACCTGTATAAGGTACTGCGCTTACATCTGCGGCAGTTAATACGACTGTGCCTGTATATCCGTTTACGCTTGTAACAGCGTCAGTATTGTCAATCTTTTGCCATACAGAGCCGTTAAATACAGCCCAGTCACCGATTTGCCAGTCAGTAATGCCGTTAAGGCTGGTTGTACCTGCAACGCTTACAACATAATAAAACCCCTTAGTTCCTACTGAAGAAGTGAGTGTTGGGCTATTTGTTGTGGCGTTCCAAGTACCCTGATAGTTTAAATCACCTAACGCTGGTATTTGGGATAAAGGTACTGTACCACTTGAATCAAGCGTAGCTACTCCGTTGGCTACTCCAGCGTCTAATGATGCAGAAGTTCCTAGTCCTACGATGTCATGGGTATCATTCCAATTAGACGGCCTTACGACTGTTGCATCTGCTTCGTCAGGAATGGCACTTACAAACTTATGCTTGACTGTTATGGTCATTGGACACCTATAATTTTGCCATCAGACCCACGCACTACTGTCTTAGGGCGGTTATGTTGAGCGTTTATTGTATCTACTAACGCTGTTATAGCTTGTGCCATCTGTTGATTGCCTTGACCAATAGCACTTGCAATAGGCTGTAATGGGTGTTCTTGCGACTTGGCAAATTCTTCTTCGCTAAGATACGCTTGTTCCCCATCATCGTTTCCTGACCCTATTCTAGCTACTTCAATCTTTGCGCCATTGTTAATGTGAGCAAGCATGACCTGAGTGTTTCTCTCTGTCATCATCTTCATCTGTGCGACCTTGAGTTCCATCTCCATCTTAGCTTGGTCAGAATGTAGTTTCATTTGGGCATCTGCCTGATTACGCTGTTCTTCTAGTTGGAATTTAAGTTGATTCTCTTGCGCTTGATATTCTTGTTTAGCCTTCTCTAACTGCATCTGACCTTGAAGTTTAGCCTGTTCTAACTGGGCAGATTGTTGAGCCTGTGCCTGAGTAGCTTGCATCTTGGCTTGTTCTAACTGCATAGTCATCTGAAGTTTTTGTTGTTCAGGGCTAGGTGGTTTAGGCTGTCCTTCTGCCTGTTTAGCTTGTTCACGGAACTTATCAGCAGTTTCGTCAATAATGCCTTCTAATTGCTTACCGGCTTTAAATGAGGTAACAGCAAATTTCAGCATTTCCATCAGCATTGGGGTTAATTCAGGGCTTGCCTGGCTTGCAGGAATAGCTTGTTGCATAAACCCGCCAATAGCTTGCAAGAATGACATTCTGTCGGCTTTTTCTTGCTGCTCATCTTGGTAAATCATTGAATCTGAAGTAACTTCTATGCGGAAGTTTTTAGCAGCCTCATCTCTTAATAAGGCGATTGCTTGCGGAATATACTGTTTGTCTTGGTCAGACAGTTGCATAGCCCCTGAAATCTTAATTAAAGTATCGTCTGTAAAGTGATTGCAGATGATTTGGGCTTTAATAGACAACAAAGATGTTGCAAAGTCTACGACTGCGTGTTGTTGAGTCTTTAGTCTGCCAGCAGCGTTATTTGATTTGATAATCTGTGCGCCAAGCGTGTCATTAGGGTCAGATTGACCTCTTTGAATGTCAGCAATACCCATCAATTCATAGATTTGATTCTTAACTTGTTCCATTGCGGTATAGCAAGATTGCAACGCAGTAGCAAAAGGAGTGATGTCTACTAAGTCAATCGCACCTTTCATTCCTTGCTTTTCGGCAAATGCCATCCAATTATGTACTGGAATTAAGGTATTATTTTCGCCTTCAGAAAATAATCTAGCTAATTCACTAGCAGAAGCATCGTAAACGCCTCGTACCTTTAAAGCATTAATTAAGCCGTCTATGCGGTCACACAGAGCGTCTAATTCTCTAGCTTGGTCTTGGTATATGACAAAGTCAGGAATAGGCTCAAGGCTGTCTGTAGTGAGAGTAGCGTATAAAGGCTTTGGACAAGGCCAGAAGTTTTCTAACTGTAATGGGTCATCACGCTCATCCAATATCTTTCCGAGGGACTTAGAAATCCATAATACTTTGCCTGTTTCTTTGTCCCAGATTTCGTAGATAACGGCTTCATATATGCCATCCATAGGCTTATAGGAGTTTTTATCATCGGCTGGCTTTGTGTCTAATGGGATTTTATGGCCCATTTCTTCGCCAAAACGCTCAACTAATGCAGGGCGAGTCATATAAACTTTACGCCATACTGCGGTGACTTCTTCCCAAGTTCTAGCACCAGGTGAGTGTCCAAACTCTTTCCAATGCACATAGTCTACAGGGGCGCACTCATATTCAATACGCTCTTGGGATTCATTCTCTACTGCACCTTCGGTTTCAGCTTCGTCAGTATCTTCAGTAACTTCTAAACCATCGTCAGGCTCACCTTCTTCGGCAGCAAAATGAGGCTCATAACGCACCCAAGCCACGCCACGACCACCTAATAAACGGTCAAGGACTGAGTTAGTCATAGCAGACTTATAATCACCATAATGCTCAATTTCAAACTCTAAGGCTCGCTCTAACATCATTGAAGCGACTCGACCTATAGGGTCATTATCACGAAACCGACGGCTTACATCAGGTCTAGGCAGTCTAGCAAAGATAGCAGGTTGGATTGTTTGGACATTTGACCAGAGGATATTAAACCTAGCATTAGGATTGCGGTCATACCGGCTATCGTCTTTGTATTTTTTGACAATGCGGTCAACTCTAGCTTCCCAACGCTTATATTGGCGCTCATAGCCTCCAATAACTTTGTACCAATCTTCGTAGCTATGTGCTATTTCATTTGCCATCAATATCTCCTATTCACTACATTCTTTGTGTCTTTCCACAAATCATTGAGTGATACTTCAGTTTTTCCTACAAACAGCCCTTTAATCGAGTCATCTTTATGGGGCAACTTAGCTTCTTCTTTCCAGGCTATAGATAGCATCCTAAATGCGTCTGCACCATGAGAAGTCCAATCATGCCTAGGTTTATCCCTAAAGACTTTCTTGTCCTCATCGTACTCACGCTGATACTGTCTTAAACATTCAATGCCATCCTCGCATTTATGGTCAAACCAAGCCCTAGTTAATGCTAGTCGTGTTGCTTGTATTCCATCTTGCAATGACAACATTGGTACAATTTTCATTGATTTTAACGCAATTTTGTCTGAAAGTTGCTCAATTATGCTTCTATTTGACGCTAATGTCTTAGCTCTCGCATCGTGGGGTAAATAATGTGTGCCATATACATAGCCTCTTTCTGCTTCTCTTGAAGCAATAATGCCAGTATAGAAAGCTACTGGTTGACCGTTAGAGGAGTGATAGTCTAAGCAGCGAATCTCCCCATGCACTACTTGAAACCACCAGATAGCCGTGTCATCGCTATAACCTAAATCCCATGCAGTATGCACAGGAAACATAGGGTCGTACTCAATATCAAGGATTCTGTCTTGGTCAGTAAGCTGACGCATCTCTTTGCCGTAAAAAGCGCCTAAAATTGCTGATTCAAAATCACATTCCCACTCAGCTAGATACTGGTCTTCAGTCTGCATCTTTTTAGCATCGTCTAATTCTTCTTGGGGGATTAAGCCTGTTTGACTAGCCCTTAGTGTCTTTACATACCAGCCACTATCTTTTGTAGCGTTGCTATAAATGTCCCAAAACTGGTTATGACCTTTAGGAGTGCCAATAAACACAGCCCAACCCCTTCTGTCTGATAATAATGGCCTTAATACTGCACCCCATATTGAAGGTTTCATGTCGGCAAACTCATCCAACACTACGCCATCAAGATACAAACCACGCAAACTGTCAGCGTTATCAGCACCAAACAAACGAATCCTTGCACCATTGATTAACTCTACCCATAGTTCTGATACATTGTGATTAATCCTTACAGGCTCTGAGAAACGCATAAGATAATCGAAAGCAATACTTTTAGCCTGGGCATAGTAAGGTGCTAAATAAGCATATCTACCATCAGCTTTGCCTTCAGTTAATGCTTTTACTATTAAATCGTTAATACAAGCCACAGTCTTTCCACAGCGTCTATGGGCTACAACTACTGCCCATCTTTGCTTTCTTTGGTGGAAATCTTTAAATACGCTTCTAGGGCGATACCTAAGTTTTATGTTACTCATCAGCCCATGAAATAGTAAGTGCTACAGGCGCTTTAGCATCGCCTACTACTTCAGTCCTAGCTAACTTAGGCACATGGTATTCCATTATAGTTTGAAGCATACCAAAGGCTTTCTCAGGATTGGGTGCTACTAACCATTTATCTGTCTTAGGGTCTTGTTTGCCATCAGCAACGGCTATAAGCCATTCTTCCATTTTGCAAGCATTACCCTCAACAAACTTAGCAATCGCCTCTCGAGCCTTGCTAGTGCTTTTATTGGCACTTCCCTTGGGTCTACCTACATTTAAATTAGGGTGTTCGCTATTTTTCGCTAGTTTATTATCCATATAATCTCAAGTAGTTGATTTATAAGGGGTTTATTCTACACCAATATTATTAACTTGTTCTTCTAGTAATTGCTTGCGTGTTTTAGGCTCATTGCCTGTAGACATATAGTTTTTTAATGAATCAAGCACTTTTAACTGTGCTGGACTATATGCTAATGCTTTGTTAATTTCTTCAGGCCATTGACCAACCGTATATCCACGCAATGCTGAATCTGTAGCATTTTTAATAGCATCAGCTTCTGGCCTACCTTCATCTAATGTGGCTTGATAATCTAATGCGTGTTCTTTAAGAGTTTTAAGTTGTTTTGGCGACCAAGTTTTAGTTAATGCTTCTCTTGTTTGATTAGCAACAGGGTCAATATGCAACATTTCAGCAGCTAAATCGTGGTGCGTAAATTGGTCAGGCTTAAACACTTCTACCCCAACTCTATCGATAGGTAATGATGAATGTTTGCTATAACCCCCACCAGGCAATGGTGCGCCTGTTTCACCTATTGGATATGTTTCTGCAAAACCTTTATCTTCCATAGGGTTTACAACCACCATAGGATTGTGCTTTGCAACAAAAGGATAAGCCTGTGTTGCTTGAGAAAGCAAATCTGTAGCGTAATCAGCCATTATGCAATGTCAGCATCATGGAGCTTATTCATAGCCTTAGCTAACTTCTCTTTACGCTTTAGTCTATCGTTAATCTTCTTATTTAGAATGTCTTTATCGCTACCAACATTCTCTTCTTGCTTGCGTTTGTCTTTTTTGCCGACTACGGATGGTAGGTTAAACATTACAATTCCTTAAAATGAGCTTCTATTTTATCAACTATTTTAGCTAATCTTTCTTGAAAAGTCTTTTGGTTTTCAATAACTTGCTGTCTGATGTGTTTGTTGTTTTCTTTTGCTTGGGCGATTTCTTGGGGGTCTAATGATTCTATCCAAAACTTACCATATGTGTTTTTATACAGTTCTTTTGGTGGTTTTGTTAAAAAGTAAGGCATTGCACCGCACAATACTGCATCTAAGTTAGTAGCACTACAGCAATCATAGCTAAAAAATATTCTGCTTTTATTAAGAATCTTGGCTAACTCTGCTTTTTCTGCGGGGAATTGTCTGGTAATCTCTACACAGTTAAGTAGGGGATTACCCTCACCTTTACCCACATAAAACGAATTGTAAGTCCTATCTAAGCCCATATCATAGAAAGTATGCGGGTCGCAGATGTCATAACCTAGTATGTCGCAATCATCTCTATATTCTTTAGCAAAAGACAAAGGAAAGTCTGTATTTCCCCATACTATCTTCTTGCCTTTAAGCAAGCCATCTTTATTTAATAGGTATCTGACAACTTTATTTGCTTGTAATGGGTTATCCGCTATTGTTTCAGGATAAATGACTACAGAGCCTTTTATATGTCCTTGCGGGGCAATAAAGTCAGGATTTGTTGGCCCACCATCATATACATATATGACAGTTTCATGCCCTATTCGGTTAAGCTGGTCGCAAAGAAAGTGCAAATACCAATGACCACCGCTTTTATCTGTATAAAACGGTGCGTAAACCGTAAATTTCACTTTGCCATGTGTTTAGCGTAAGCAGCCTCTAATTTAGACTTTACTTTGCCTTTAGCATGGGTGCGCTGTTCGGACAATGCAATCGCCAAAGATTGCTTTTTTGATTTACCTTCTGATATGGAAGTTTTGTAGTTTTTGCCGACTGATTGAGCCGAGCCTGATTTGTCCATTGGCATGATTATTTCTCCGTTTCGTACAATTTTAATACATTAATTGCTTCTTCGCATGAATTTACCCTATGTAATGGCCCACCTTGCCAGCCAGCAAATAGCTTAATTTGTAAAGGGGTTAGCTTCTTGGCTTCCCCATCCTTGACTTCAAGTAAAATAGTTTGGTCGTTATAGCAAACCATTAAGTCAGGGATTCCTCCACCTTGTGTATGCAAATGAAATACTTGCGCCCCATAATCTCGTAGTGTTTTCACCACATCAACTTGATTCTTATCAACTTTTTTCGCAAATGCCATAATATTATGTTAGTGTCGTTTAACTTGTTAAGGGGAATTCAATGTACCATTTAAGCGATGAAGAGTGGATTGCAACCTGGAAAGAATGTGGCTCAGCCGTTGTAATGGCAACAAAAATAGGTGTTAGTCAGCGCTCAGTATATAACAGAAGAAGGTCAATAGAAGCAAGGCATAAGATTGAATTGCCTTCAGTAGATGACCAGCGTTTTGACCAGTTAAAGAAAATCGCCCAAACTACAGGACATACTCGCAGGGGTATGGATATAGAAAAAGGCAGAATCATTGTCTTTAGTGATGCACACTTCTGGCCTGACGATACCACCACAGCGTTTAAAGCCCTCTTAGAGATGATTAAAGAGTTTAAGCCTACGGCAGTAGTCTGTAATGGCGATGCGCTTGATGGGGCTAATTTAAGCCGTTTCCCACGCCAAGATTGGAATAAAGTACCTACTGTCAAAGAAGAATTAGAAGCCTGTCAGTATTACTTAGGTGAAATTGAAGCAGTTTCTAAAGGGTCTAAGTTGTTTTGGCCTATGGGCAACCATGACCAAAGACTCGAAATGTCTATTATTGCTAATCTTCCTACATTTGAAGGTGTGTTTGGTACTTCATTGCGAGATTACTTTCCTATGTGGCAGCCTTGCTGGTCATTTTGGGTAAATGAAGATACTTGTATTAAGCATCGCTGGAAAGGGGGCTGGACTGGTGGTAGGAATAATGCGGTCAATTCCGGTGTAAATATGATTACCGGCCATACCCATGTCTTATCTTCCATTCCATTTAACGATTACAACGGCACACGCTGGGGAGTCCAGACTGGGACTTTAGCTGACCCTATGGGTCAACAATTTGCCTATACTGAGGATACTCCTAAAGATTGGAATTCTGGATTTGTAATGCTATCTTTTGACAATAGCAAAATGCTTCAGCCTGAGATTATTCGTGTATGCGGTGAAGATGAAGTGGATTTTAGGGGGCGAATTCACAAGGTTTAACCATTATTTGCAAAATCTTTATGATATTTTTTTCTTGCCTCAGTTGAAGCATTTACAGCTTCTTCTAATGTTTTAAATATACCCAAATGTATTCTTTTTCCTTGGTTATAAATTTCAACACAAAATCTATCTTTATATCTTGAATGTTGATAAATTCCTTTTGCTGGATATTTTGATGTTTTTATGCGTTTTCTATTGTGATTATTTTGTGATGATGTGGCTTCACGCAGATTTTCTATGCGATTGTCTGACCTATTTCCGTTTATATGGTCTATGTATTTAGGCAAATAACCTTTAAACATTAAAAATATCACCCTATGTTGAAGATATATTTTTCCAGAAAAACCAACTTGTCTATATCCGCAAGAATTTAAAGTTCCCGCAAGCTCTCCAGGTCTGACAATTAGTCTATTAACTTTCCAATACAAAAGTCCCATGTCATATTTAAACATTTCTTTTGCTAATTCTTGTGTTAGGATAGTTTTCATTCCCATTCCTTTTTAGTGGTTTTAATAATTATACACTATATGAAAGAAAAATGAAACTGACTACTCCAATCCTTCGTAACTTTTATAATGCTTTGGTTGTTTGCCATCCATTTACTAAATGGGATATGCCATTAGCAGCCCAAATAGACTTTGTAGTTGATTCAGATGACGCTATTATGGGT